CACGCTCTCAACCCAACCAAAACCCAACCCCAACCCAACCAACCCAACCAATCGAATCAAACAATCAAACAACAACAACCATGACTCGCCCCTCACTCCATCAGCACCACTCCGTGGTGAATCGCAACGCATTGTTGCGTGAAGTGAGGGCGCGTGATGCCCTTATGAATGCCCCCATGATTAACTCTTACTCTGGTCCCGAATACATTTCGGTTGAACTTGAAGGTAGACTTAAAGTCGTGGCTGAGCGTCATTTCAAGATCATCGTCGAGCATCACATGGGCGAAGGACGTTTCTCTTACGAGGACGCCCCGAACCCTGTGAACCAACTTGGACCTGTTCACCAAGATTGCACCCCCGTGGTCACCAGCAACGACTTTGAGTCGTTTATGGCGGCTTTCGGGAAACGGTGCAATTTTATGCAGGAAAAAGAAGGTGACGACATCGACGATGCAACTTTCAAAGAGGCGATGGATATTATTCGCGAGATTCCCGACGGCTTGTTCGAGCCGTGGGATGAAAATGAGGCCGACCGTTCACATTGGATGAGCAAGTTCGGACCCGCGAAACAAAAGAGGATGGCGGACGCTTTTGAAGTGATCCCGGACGCCACCCCTACCTATCTCGGTACCAAAGATTTGAGCGTCAAAGCTGAGTGTTTGATCAAACGTGACGACCCCGAGTGGGCCCCGCGTGTGATCTATGCTGGCAATGATGTGTTCAACACCGTTACAGGTCCACCGTCCATGGTTGTGATGCAAAGAGCTGTCTCTCTCACCAGAGACATGCAAATCCCTTTCGGCGAAGTGCTGGTAGATTTTGGTTACAAGACTACCGATACCGCACTTTGTGACTTTCTTTTTGACGACATCCGTCTCAAGGAAACCGTGGAGGGAGACTTTTCTCGCAATGACCGCGAACAACGTTCGCGTGTTGCTTTGATTTATGACGCATGGCTCAGCAAGCTCGGAATGCCCTTGTGGTTCCGCACCTTGCTGTTAGACCTTGAGCACTTCACGGTGCGTAATTTCAGATTCGGTTTCTCTGCCAAATTGGCATTTCAATTGCCCACAGGCACCACATCAACCACCCCCCGTAATTCACTTTATAACGGGACTATGTTCGCCGTCGCCGTGCGCCGCCAAAAATTGCGGACCGAGGATTGGTACTCTGATATCGGGAAACTGTATCAGATTGCTGCTCGGGCTGTAATTTTGGGCGATGACATACTTGCCAGGCTGTTTCGACGCTTGGCTTTAGATGGCTGGACTAAGACTGTGGCTGATTTCAAAATGGTGCTTAAGGCTAAGGCACCACGCATCAATGGCGACGCGACTTTCCTATCAAGAAGGATTTTCGCAGAGGTCGACCAGGCATGCATGGTACCACTACTCGGCAAGATGCTCGTGCGTTTCAACGTGCGAGCAACTTCTAATGACGCGATAACCGACTCTGCTTACATGGCCGGTAAATCGCTGAGCTACGCTTACGAGTGTCGCCACGTCCCGTTACTTTCGCGAATCTTCCTCGCGAGGTACTGGATGGAGGCTGATCACGAGTTAGTGCAGCTTGAAGATCTGACCTGGTTTACCAAAACCAGCAATCTTTCATTAGATCAAATCGTCGCGGCAATCCGCGACGAAACTGTCCTCATCGATGACATGGACTTCGGACTCTGGTGTTGTGAACAATACGACCTAGACCTGGAGGAAGTGCGTGAATTATTCGAGATGACAGTGCTTGATGCTGAAGTTAAGGTGCTCGACATGCCCAACCTCGCAAACATGGCTTGTGATTTGTGAACCAACGAATAAAGGCGAGATCCTTTGCATTGCTTCGTAGATCTCAGGCGATTGTGCCGTTGAACCCTCCTGTTGAAAA